TTATTATTTCCTCCTTTCAAGTAATACAATAGCATTAAAAATAACAAAAATCAATAAAAAAGTGACTTAAAGGAACAAATATATTGACAAAGTTCCTTAAATGAAATACAATGTGATTGTAAGGAACAAGAAAGATGATATACAGAAACAAGTAAACAGGCAACAGATGGATTGATACTCCGTCCGAAACTGTATAAACCCCGTACAGTATAAAGAAAAATCCTCAAATACGTTAACAACGTATCCTCCCCTGGATAAAAGGAATGAACCATGATGATCGGGCGGAGTATCAATCTATCTGCGCCAGGAACAAAAGGAAAGAAGGTGAAAGATATGAAAGAAAAAGATAAAGAGCTGTATGAAAAGACAGTGGAAGATTTAAAGAAATTAGACAGAAATACATTAGTAATGCTTAATGTGAGCATTAAGATGTTGGTTGCCAGACAGGAGATGGATGAAAACAAACCAACAACAGCAGCATAAAAGACAAGCAGGAATAAATAAACTGGAAAGAAAAGTGAAAGGAAATAGAAAAAATAGAACTAACAGAAAAAGATATCTATTGCATTGCAAGAATTATTCAAAGTTCCGTATTTACAGGCGGATGGATATTTTATGGATGCCAATATTGTAAATACTGGAAAGAATGCGAAAAGTCTTTTGAAAATGAAAATGGGAAAATGCATTATGACGTGATTATGAACAAACTCCAACAGATTACTGGCTTGGATATGGGATTGAACGCAAGCAATCTACCGGAGAAATTTCAACGTGATCTTAACCAGGAAAGAAGGTGAAGTATTGACAGAGCAAGAGATCAGGGACATAGGAATCAGATGTGCATTAAGACATACGGATTCTTTAAGAATGCAGGCAGCAGAAGGGAAAAAGGCAGATTTTACAGAACCATGCAAGAACTGTCCAGATATAGAATCATGCAACTGTGATTGCAGTATAACGACAAAAAAGATTGCAGACGAAGCAGGATATAACGTTGATTTAGTAGGCGGAACAATAAAACTGTACCGTATGAAAAGCATGAGCGTTATTGTGGATGAGGATGAAAATGGGATCTCGTTGGATATTAAAACAAAATACCCAGTAAAACTAAGAGAACCAAGGCGATTAATAAGAACATTATATAAAGTTCGTTTAAAATTAGCCAAAAAAATCATACGCAAAGAGAAAGAGAAGGCAAAAAAAGAGAACAAAGAAGAAGAATTTAAAAATCTAGTGCAGCAAACTATAAACATAATGAATGTATGTGGGAATTTGGTGTTGGTACAGGATGAAGGAAAAATATTAAAGTTTGTATGCAGTGGACTAATTGGAGCTGAGGAAGAATTCTTTGAGAATATAAAAAGAGAACTCTCCGAAGCAATATCGGAGAGTTGAGAAATTATAAAACAAAATTATTTAAGAATTCAGTGATAATTTTTAAAACTTGATCAATCAAAACGTCAGAAACCTTTTCTGCTATTGCTACCAATAAAGATTCAAGAATAACAGAAATGATGTAATTCTTTGGCTTTGGAGCTTCTGGATATTGATCATATAACTTATCAAGCTTATCAGCGATAGATTGAGGTACTGACATATTAGCTTGCTCTACAGTAAGCCCTGCTTTTAACTTAGCAATCTTTAACTCAAGGTGTTTATATTCAGATAATTTCTCGTTCGTGAAATTAGATAACTCTTTATGTGTTGCCAAAATAGTGTTCTCCTTCCTTATTTACTTGGACGTGGCAGTGTCCTGTAAGTTCATTATAGGAAGAAAGATGTAAATAGACAAGGAGAATACTGTTTTGGCAACACAGGAAAAAAGTAAATAGCAAATAAGACAACAGATGGATTGACACTCCGTCCGATCGAGATGCAGGCGATTCCTGACTGCGATCCAAAAAGAAATCCTTAGCTCCGAAACCACGCGGAGCCTCCCCAATTAATCGTTTATCTATATGTGAATAAATCGGGCGGAGTGTCAATCCATCTGAACAACGAAACAAAAGAAAGAAGGTGAAAAATATGACAGAGAAAAGAAAAGACATGTTTGAAAGAACAGTGGAGAATCTTAAGAAACTGGACAAGGAATCCTTGGCGATCGTAAAGGCGAGCATCGAGATCTTGGCTGCACGTCAGCAGATGGATGAGAACACACCAACGAATGCTGCATAACAGACAAGCAGATACAAATAGACTGAGAAGAGAGGAGGGAACGCTATGGAAGAATATAAGGTAAGACGATTTGTGAACGACAAAGAAGTAAGAGAACTGACACAAGAACAGAAAAAGATGATGGCAGTGACAGTGATCAGAGCCATCGGAGCAAAAGAAAAGAAAACAGCCCGGTGAGATTCCGGGCAGGAAGGACAAGCATAAAATGGGACCAATGCAAATGAAATTATTAAACGAGATAGAGAAGTCAATGAGATTGAAGGAAAATGGAATGAATATAGCATCGGTGGTAACGCTGCAGGAAGCATGTGTAGAAGCAGCAAGAGATGTAAACGAGTACATATCTCCGTTATGTGACGCAACAGTACACATTACGATTGGAGTATTAAGATATGTTGCAGATCTCCTGGAAGAGGAGGGGGGGCTAGATGAATCAGGAAAAGAAATGGCAAAAAAAGTGCAAGAAGCCCTACATAGCTCAACGACAGTAGAAGCATACAAGTATAAAGAGGAGAAAAAATAGTGATGAGTGAAAATAAAAAAGGCCCAGGAAGTAGCCTAGCTAACTCCCAAGGCACAAATAAAAGTTCAAACAAATTATATCATGAAAGAAACGAAGAAAGCAAGATGAATATCAGTACAGCTGTGAGCGTGCTGAAAAATAATCTCGAAAGATATGATGAGCAAATGAAGATGCACGGAATAATGGGAGGAGATTTATTGGGTGAAAATCCGACAATCTCTGCAATGAGAAAAGCAGTTGAAATACTGGAAAACATTAAAATAGTATATCAAAAAACTGTGATTCCAAATGAATTATATAGAGATGGAAATATTGAGTACATAAAGAAAGGCTCTGCTATAGGAATGGCAGATGAGCTGATTAATTATATAGAGTTTAAAGACAGGTATATCCTGGAGCTTGATCAAAAAGAAATAGTAGGAAAATTGATGATCGTAGATATGCGTAAAGGAGCAAAAAATGAGTGATAAGACAGGGAAAATGATTCTGATCAAGGATGGAGTAAATATTGACATCTTTGATGATAAAAATATGAGCGATAAAGTATTGATGCTTGATTATCCAGAAGGAACGAATATGGAGCAGCTACATAAGTTTTATAAGCTAATAGGAAAAGAATGTGAAATTGTAGAAGCTGTGCATCCAAAAAGGCTGTACACACTAACAGAAGAACAGTATCCAGTGATGATGCTTGTAGATGAAGAGTATTTGTATCATGAAACGGCGCAGGTCAATCCAATTGCGTCATATCTATACGAAACAGATGTTCATGGGCATCCGATCAATGGAAATGTTCTGATTATCGGAATGAAAAAAGGATTAGATGGAATTGAATTTTGCGGAATGAATGCAGAGCAAGCAGAAGAATTACGTGAACGACTAATAACGATCAGACAGCATTTAGAATAAGGAGATCAAGATGAGATTGACGATGAGAAATCATAAATCTTATACATACAGAGCGTCCTTGATTCGCGTAGATAATAACTGCGCGATCGGGGACATTGTGGACAAGCTTGGAAGATACGAGGACATATGTGATGATCCGGAGAGATTGAAAGAAATGGTAAAAGAAAAAGGCATCCCGGAACAGTGATCGGGATGCCTTTTCAATGCCATATTGTGGATTAAAAACTACAAATATAGTATAGCAAATTAAAAACGAAAAAGCAAGGAAATAAGCGGTTCGAATCCGCTTTTAAGACTCGATAAAAGTATTAAGTTTGAGTAAATACTAATAGATTAAACGAACAGTACAAAGAGGAGAGACAAGATGCCATATTGGATTAGAAGAGTGTACGCAGGCAAGACAGTAGAGATAAAGAAATACTACAGCCGAAAGCATAAACCAAAAGAGAAGAGAGCCAAAACTGGAGAACCAAGTAGACTAGAACAGGAGAATGTAAATATCAGAAGACAAACAGAACAGCTAAGATGGAAATTAAACTGTAACTTCCAAGGTGGAGATATGTTCATCACATTTTCCTACAGAAAAGACGAAAGACCAGACACATACAAAGAGATGTTAAAGCAGAAGGATAAACTGATCAGAGATCTAAGAAAACAGTATAAAAAGATTGGAAAAGAATTTAAGTATGTATATGTGTTGGAAACAGGAGACAAAGGCGCAAGGCACATACACATGGTGATTGAAAGCATTGATACAAAAGCAATAAAAAAATGCTGGGATCGTGGACGAATTCACATCAGGCTTCTTGACGACACAGGGCAATATGGGAAACTAGCATCATATCTGGTAAAAGAAAAAGGACGTAAAAAAATGGAGAAATACGGGGGTAAGACATACTCCCCCATCTAGGAATTTAAAACAGCCACACATCGAGAAAGATGTGATCTGGGAATGTGATTTCTTCAGAGAGGATGCAAAAAGTCCAAAAGGATACTACATAGACAAACGACACGATGAAAACAATGGCGGAGTACGAAAAGGAAGTACAGAAAGAGGATATAAATTTGTAGAGTACATTTTAGTTCAAAATGGATACAGATCTTGGAACATAGACGATGGAGGGTAAAGAATGAGTAGAGCAAGAAGACAACAGTACATGCTAAGTTTATGGAGAATCGTTATCCAGAATTGAAACTACTACATCATTGCCCAAACGGAGGGAAACGTGATCGCGTAAGTGCAGCAGTCCTGAAACGACAGGGAGTAAAGGCAGGAGTGCCAGATCTGCACCTTCCAGTGCCAAAAGGACAGTATGCAAGTTTGTACATCGAAATGAAGTACGGAGATGGGAGGCTTCAAAAGGAACAGAAAGAATTCTTAAAACAGGCAGCAGATTATGGAAACTTCGTTGCTGTCTGCTACAGCCAAGAGATCGCGCTAAAAGTGATCGAAGATTATGTAACACTAAAAACAGGAGAGATAATGCCGATTGAGAACAACCAGGTGTTGAAAAGATGGGAGGAAAAGAAATGGCAAAAGTAATAAAGATGGTCGCAGCGTTTGACTATCCGAATACAATGGAAAAAGTATTGCCGATAGAAGAGATTGTAGAAAGAATAACCGAAAAAGGTTACAAAGTAGAAATCGGCAAAATAGACATGATGCTTATGCAAACTGAAGGAAAACGTATTAAAGTTTACGAAGAAACTGAATTGTAGAAAACAGAGGAGAAACAAAATGGAAGCAAGAAAATGTGATGTGTGTGGAGGATTCTTTTTGCCATATATAGCATCAAATAAGATTGGCGGTAAAAGTGATTCATATAACGAGATAATAGTAAAAGAAAAAAGGATGGGATTAAAAAACGCAAATAGATATAAAGAATATGACGTCTGCGGAAAATGCAGCAAAGAATTAAATAAATGGTTAAAAGGAAACAAAGAAAACTAAGATAACAAATAAATAGCCATATTAGGAGGAAAAATCATGAAAGTAGTTGGAGTTGGAAACTTAAAAGGTGGAGTCGGAAAAACAACGACATCAACATCTCTGGCGTATCTGTTAGGAAGATATGGGAAGAAGGTGCTGATGGTAGATGCAGATGCACAAGGAAATGCTTCAGGAACTATGGGGGTATATGATCCGAACGAAAAAGGACTTGCCGGAATATTACTGGAGCAGCAAAGTACAGAAGAAACGATCAGACGCACAAGATATGAGAATGTGGATATTATCCCGGCAAACATGTGGCTGATGCAGGCAAACGCTCAACTGCTCTATAGTATGGAAAACCAGATAGATCGCATTGAAAAAATGCTGAATGATGAATGTATCAACAACAAATATGATTATGTGATCTGTGATTGTGGATTGTTGCTTGATGTAACAGTGCTAAATGTGGTTAAAGCATCGGATTTGTTAATAATTCCGGTCAAAGCAGGAGGTTATGGAATTGATGCGGTTGAAAACATGATTGAGCAGACAAAAGGAATTCATGAAGGGCAGCAGGTCAAGGTCTTAATGACGATGAAAACTGGGAATATAACAAACAAAGATACAGCACAGTGGCTAAGAGATACATATAAAGACAAGATGTTCAAAACAGAAATTAGAAGATCAGTTGTTGCAGAAAAAGCAGAAACAGCAAAAAGACCACTTCCAGAAATGTCAAGAGGAAGCAATGCAGCGAAAGATTACAACAACGTGATCAGAGAAATTATGACAGACGAAGAATGGAATGCAGCACAAGCGTATATCGAATCAAAGCGAAGAAACAAGAAGACTGGAAGATTCCAGAAAGTAGACTAGGAAAGGAGGGAAAAGACATGGCAGGATTTAACGTAATGGACATGCTTAATAAGACAAGCAAAGAAGGAATCGAAGAGAAGCCAAAGGCACGATTCAGAACAAAAGACATAGATATCTATAACATTTACGCAAACGAAGACAACATAAGTGATCAGATCGGCATCGATGAAAAGGCAGCAGAGATCAAACTTCTTGGACTGCTACAGCCATTAGAAGTTATGTATGAGCCTAACCAGAGCGGAGAAGAATACAAGCTGATCGGTGGCGAACGAAGATGGAGAGCATTAAAGAAACTGGTAGAGGAAGAAGATCTCCAGGAATTTAGGGAAGCAACATGCCAGATCAGAAAGCCACGAAGCAAAAATGAAGAGATCATAGAGCTATGCATCTCCAACAGTTACAGAAAAGCAACACCAGAAAAAGAACTGGAAAGAATCAAATTATTGACGGATGCACTGAAAGATGCAAAGGCAGCAGGAGAGAAGATAATGGGCTACGATCTAGAATCTGGAAGACTGAGAGACATAGCAGCAAAGATTCTTGGAAAGAAACCGACACAGATCGCAAATGCAATGAGCATCAACAACAATTTGATTCCGGAACTGAGAGAGCTGTTAGAAAAACAGGAAATCAGCTTTTCGACAGCAGTGGAGATCGCAGGACTGGAAGAAGATGAACAGGAAGAAATATATAGATGGTATCCGGACAAGATCATAACTGTAAAAAAGATAAGAGAATACAAGCAACGCATCCTGGAAGAACAACAAGAAGCAGAGCTAAAGGAAACAAGACAGGAAGCAGAAGCGGACGAAACCGAAGAAGAGGAAGAAACAGAGATTGAAGGACAGATGGAAGAGGAAAGAGATTTTCCGAAATATTGCCCGACAGAACATAGATTTGAATTTGCAATCAAAGCATTTGCAGAAAAAATAAGAGAAGACATAGGAAACACAGCGGTAAACAGCCTATCGGAATTAAGAGAATATTTTATAGCAAGATTCGAAGGCACAACCAGTGAAGGGGCGCTGGTAGATTTGAAATTCTCCGGATGGTGGGAAGTGAAAAATGACAGAGTTAAAATAAGCGATCCATATGACAATGTAATTGTAGACATGACGCTAACAATGGCAGCAAATGTTACATATCAAATACTAAGATCAGAAGAGCAGAAAGAAGAAACAGAACGTGTGGAGATTCCGCAGATGAACAAGGTGGAAGTACCAGGAAGCAAATCAGACGAGCGAAGACACCGCCTAAAGCTTGCAAAGATGTTCTTTGATGCAGTGGACACAGGAAATAAGTCATTCGAACTGCAAAAAAATGATAGAAACTATCAGATCGGAGACGTCCTGGAACTGCACGAGATGAGTGACGGAGAAGAAACAGGAAGAGTAACAGAGAAACAAGTGATCTATATCATGGAAGGGTTTAAAGGCTTGGAAGAAGGATATTGCATCCTGGGACTCTCAGAAGTGGAGGATATATGAACAAAGTAATGCTAATGGGCAGATTAACCAGGAAGCCTGAGATAAGTTGGAATGAAGACGATCTGTGTATAGCAAGATTTACTTTAGCGGTAGACCGCAGATTTAAGCGAGAAGGGCAGCAGGATGCAGACTTTATCGGATGCGTTGCATTTGGTAAAGGGGCAGAATTTGCAGACAAATGGCTGGATCAAGGAATCAAGATCGCACTGGAAGGAAGAATCCAAACAGGGAGCTATACAAAAACAGACGGAACAAAAGTGTACACGACGGAGATCGTGGCAGAAAGTATGGAGTTTGCAGAAAGGAAAGAACAATGATCGAAGGGATAAAGAAGATCAGAGAAGCACTTAGAAAGATAACGACAGGACTAAGGAAAGATGGAACGATTAACGTACATCCAGAATGCGAGAGTTACATAAAAGAAAAGTTAGAAGAAGGAGAAAGGCACACAAATAAAAAAATAGAAGTACCAGGAGAAGCAATAATATTTGCCGACGGAGAAAAAGTCGCAAAATTAACGAACATTAAAAATGTTCAAATGCAGGAAGAAGCAGCAAAAGGCAGCAAGATTGTATATGGGACGATAGAACTAAAAATGCCAAAAGTGTATGAATGGGAAATTGATATAAGCGATATAAAAAGAGAAACAAGAAAGCAAAAGAGAAAGCTGCATAATGCAGGAAACAATAAAAGAAAAATGAATGGACAGCCACTAAAAAGATTTATAGCAAAGCAAAAGGTCCGAAAAAGAAAGGTGTCCGAATCGGACACAATGAAATGATGCACTACTGGTAGTAACCAGATGCAATATACCACAAGTAACTATTAACAAAACGCATAAGAAACAAAGAAGTCATGTATAAGCCATGAGATCTATTAGCCTACTGCCGAAAAGGCAGCAGGCAGAAAGGAGAACAGACAGCTTAATTCTTTACCTGAGAGATTCTTTTAGCAACTATTAACAAAGTTTTATTATACATTATCAAGTTTCTGTTTATTTATAACACAATCATTATTATTTTTTTACAAATCACAAACCACAAACGAAGAATCACAGGGATTTAACATGATTAGACAAAAAGAAAGAACCAGTGATCACGGTTAAATACACTGCATCAGGTGAAGAACTAAGCTGTCTGAGAACAAAATTATGCAATATACAGAAGAATTTAAACGAGGCATCGTAAGAACGCTACTAGCATCAGGGATGACGAGGAGAGAATTTGCAGACAAAACAAAAATAACCTTGATGACATTAAGAAAGTGGGTAAAGCAATATAAAGATGAAGAGATAGAAAAGGTAGACGATAACAATCGAAAAAAATACAGCGAAGAATACAAAAAAAGAATAGTAACTCAAATGTTATTTGATGGAATAACATACAAAACGATGGCAAAGAAAACAGGAATCAGTCCACAAATGCTGGAGTACTGGGATAACAAGTATCGCTATATAATAATCGCCGATCATGAAAAAATGATAAACAAAAGAAGAAAGAAAGTTAAAACAGGAGCAACGTGGCACCGATACGGAGCAGGAGCAGGAAGGTACGAATAGGAGAAAAAATGAAGATAAACGAATATATAAAGGTATTCTATGAGAAAAATGACGACATACGTCCGCTACCATGGATCATGTGCAGAGATGGATTCAGGATGAGTGTACAAGTTGGACACGGAATAAACAGCATCCCGAAGCATATTATTAGCGCTGAAGAATGGAAAAACGGAAAAAGATATATATGTGTAGAATGCGGAGCGCTAAATGCAGAGGAAGAAGCCCTAAAACCATATGCAGAAGATCCGGAAAATTTATTGGAAACAATATATGCATACGTACCAGCAAACCTGGTTGATGTAATTATAAAAATACATGGCGGAATGATGGATGAGGAGGCAAAAAAATAATGGCAACGATTAGAAACAGGTTAGGAAAAATTCATATGTTTACACAAGGACGAGATTTGGGCATACCTAAATACCTTGCAGAAAAAGGATTGGATGTAAATGTAGAATATGTGAGAAACGGAATAGACGACGGGATGCTGGCAATCGAAGCATTCGAAACAAAAGAAGTAGAAAAGGAAGAAGAACATGACAGATTCAGATAAAGAAGTATTATATGCATGGGAAAGGAGATAGTGAAGATCTATGTTAATACAAGCAGAAGATAAAACAATTGTGAATACACAATGTATACGAGATATATGGATTTACAAACATCAGTTAAAAAATAATGAAAATAAATACTATGTTGAATGTGACATGACAGGAGGTATGTCTAAAACTGTTAAGACATGTAATACAAGAGAGGAAGCAGAAAAAGCACTAGAACAAATACTTAGTCAGTACGACAGAGGGCAGAGAGTCATTAAGATCAAGTAATGACAAATCCATATTTAGAAAGAGGTAAATACAATGAACGAAAATAACTTAGGAGGTAGGATTGCTGATTTATTGAAAAAAAGCGGACTGACACAGAGAGAGCTTGCTAACAAAGTTGGTGTTACTGAAGCTTCCATGTCACGATATATCAGCGGAGGCCGAATCCCTAAAGGACCAACTATTGCCAATATAGCAAATGCGTTACACACCACTTCTGATTACTTATTGGGGACAGAAGAAGATATCACGAAGGAACAAAAAACCATTGCCGGAATCGCAGGAGCTGTAAAAGAAGATCGAGAGAAAAGCAAAACGGTAACTGACATCCTGGAAGAAGTGAAGCAGGAGATATGCGATGATTATTGCAAGTATCCAACTATTGTAAATGACAGAGAAGATCTATTTGCGGATGACAGTCCTTGCATGGAATGTCCGTTAAATAAATTATAGGAGGAAAAAAATGAACAAGAGGAATGATGAAGAAAATGCGTGCTTGGTTGTACAGTGCGCAAATTGCGGAAGAATACATGTGTATTTCAGGAAATGGAGAGACGGAGAAAGCTGTTCGCAATGTGGAGGCGGACCACTTCGGATGCTAGGAGTTCCGACTGTACGCGGAAACAAAGAAAACCAAGTAAAAATTAGAGTATCTGTGGAACGTGAAGAATTGGACAGGCTCATGAAAGATATGGATAACGTTAATAAGCTGGCAAATGAAGCTTATGACAAGATAAGGAAATTTGGCAAAATTAAGATTGAATGTTAGGAGGCAAAATGAACAATTTATTAATAAAAGCACTTATTACAGTAATGGTAATAGATGCAGGAATGCATTTTTATTATGCTTATAAAAAGAATGTCTACCAAAGCCTAAGATTTTTAACATTGACGGTATTAATGGCAGTTTCAGTTGGAGCAGCATTAACAAAACAAGAAATAGATAATGTATGGGAAAAAATGACGATAATAGAGCAAAAAATAGAAATGCAAGAGAAAGAAAAGAAGCCGGAAGAATTGAACAAAAGGAGTGATACAAAATGGGACAGCAAGATTGTCCGTGCCTTAAATGCGATCACGGAGGAGAAAGAGAAAAGCGAGTCGAATGCAGAAGAAAGTGCACAGAGTTTGTTGCATGGAAACTAAGTATGCAGGCGATAAGAGAAAAGAAGAAAGAAGATAAGAATAAATTCTATTCGGAAACGAAACTAAAATATTACAGGCGAAAAGCGATGAGCAAAAAATTTGGACGGAAAAGGTAGCAGATCGTCGACTGGAGGAGATAGGATGCAGAATATAAGACCGCTATCAGAAAAGAAATGGGACATAAGCAATCACGCGTTTTATCAAGCGTATCATTTTGCAATGAGATACAAAGAATTTAAGGACATTCTTAGATACAAAACAAATACTGTTGGTAGTCCAAAATTTGGAGATACGACAGGATCTGGAGTAACAAAGAGTGTAACAGAGGAATTGGCAATCAAAAGAGCATGGGCAAAGAAGAATTGCAAGATGATAGAAGAATCAGCAAAGCAAGCGGATCATCAGCTGTATAAGTACATTCTAAAAGCAGTAACAGAAGAAGGAATAACATACAAGTACCTGAAAACGGTGATGAATATACCAGCCGGAAGGAACTACTTCTATGAAAAGCGAAGAAAGTTCTACTACATCCTATCCAAAAAGTTAGACGACTAAAAATGTAAATTAAAGAAAATAAAGGAAAGAGAGGGACTCACATACAATTCAAAGTGCTATTATAGTAGCATGAATAAAAAAGGGAACGAGAATGTAAGCCATACGGCAGCAGATCTGGTTTCCTTTTTTAATTTACAACATGGAGAATAAGTAATGGAAGATAGAAAAAGTCTGTTAGAGATATTTGGAGTAAAAGAAAGCTATAAACTGTCGGATAAAATATTGGAATATCTGCTATCTGATCAGGCAGCAGATAAGATACAAGAAGTTAAAGATGAAGGATATACAGAAATTCGGGACATCTTCCAGGAAGAGCAAGGAGATAGAAAAAATCTTAAACAGGATTTCACACCAGATTGCATATGCCAGATTGTAGCCGAAATTATGAAAGATGGAGACAATATTGACATGTGTTCAGGCACAGGAGCATTGAGTAAATGGGCGAATAAAACAAGAGGAATAAAAATCAACGAATACGAATATTCGGAAAGAACAATTCCGTTTGCGTTATTGGATGCATGTGTAAATGGAATGACCGGAATGATTAGTAGAGCTGATTGCTTAAGATCACAGATATTTGAAAGCTATGCGCTTGAACAGTGCGGAGAAATATCAATACCAAGACAGGTAGAAAGACAGAATCCAGATCAATATAAAAACATTATTATGAATCCGCCATATTCAATGAAGTTTCCGGATACAGACGATTATGAAATATTAGGCTGGAAGATTCCAAAGAGCAAAGCAGATTTTGGCTTTATATTAAGAGGTGTGCAACATCTAAAGGAAGATGGAAGGCAGATTGCAGTGCTGCCACATGGAATATTATTTAGAGGAGCACAGGAAGGAAAGATAAGAAGATGGTTAATTGAAAACCATATGATCAGCGCAGTGATCGGAGTTCCTGATAAATTGTTCTTGAATACTTCGATTCCAGTTTTTTTGCTAGTGATTGAACATAATTCAAAAGATGTGCTTTTTATAGACGCATCAAAAGAATTTATAAAGAAAGCAGCACAAAACGATATGGAAGAAAAACATATCGAAAAAGTAGTGAATACATTTTTAAACAGGAAAGAGGTTGAAAAATATTCATACATTGCAAGCTATGAAGAGATTGAAGAGAATGATTTTAACCTAAATATCCCAAGATATGTAGACACATTTGAAGAAGAACCACTTCCGGATGTTAGACAGATTTTGAAAGATCTGAAACAAATAGATGAAGAAGAAACAAAAATAAAAGCCGATCTGTATAGCATGTTGAATGATTTGACAGAAAGTAAGGAAGATATGGAAGTTGTAGAGATGCATAAAAACATATTAAAACCAAAGAAACCAGCAAAAGAAGTAATTGGACAGTTATCATTTGAGGGATTGTTATGAATTTAAATACAAGAAAAATAAATATTTATGACATATGTAATGTAGAACGTGCAGTATCTGGGAAAGAGTATAAAGCAGGTACTTGCTTTATAAAGCTGAGTGCGGTAGATGAAAGTGTTGGACAAATTAAGGATAAAGGATTGATAGATCAAAGATATGCAGTGTTTGAACCAAAAGATAAGATCAATACTGATTATATGTTTATTGCAATTGAGAGGTGTTTTCCAAACTTCTTAAGACGATACAGGACAACAATCAATTTACAATTTGGGACATTAAAACACTTCCAAATTTATTGGCATGACAACGAGGATGTGCAGAGATATGTGGTTAATAATATGAGGATGGTTAATGATGAGATACAGCTATTAGAAGAACAGATACGATTAGAGAAAGAACAGAAAAGATGGTATCTGAAAAAGATGATGATTTAATTATGGACCTCTAGCTCAGTAGGTCAGAGCAGTCGGCTCATAACCGATCGGTCCAGGGTTCGAGTCCCTGGAGGTCCAGTAGAAGGAAGTGATACAATGCCAATTTATAAACGATGCAGCAAATGTGGGAAAAGAATTCCATCCGGTACAACATGTGAATGCATTAAGCAGATCAGACGGCAGCAGAAGAAGGAACGAGATAAGGACTACGATCAGCACCGAAGGAACAAGACACGCGCTGCATTCTACAAGACAAAAGCTTGGAGACTGACAAAGGAAGATGTACTCACACATTACATGTATATAGATCTCTATGCATACTATCACGATGGCAAATTCATACCAGCGACAATGGTTCATCACATTGTTCCGATATCGACAGACTATGCGAAGAGACTAGACAGAGGGAATCTTATAGCGCTAAGCGACAAGAGCCATGGGATAGTGCATAAAACAATGAGAGAAGGAAGAGAAGAAGAGATGATCCGCTTGCTTCTTGAATACAAAGAGAAATGGAAGAAAAAGGAAAATTCAGAGGTGGGAGGGGTGGTCAAATTGTTTTGATCATTCCTATAGACCGCACGCCCTAGATTTCTTTTCGCAAAATTCTAAATATAAAATTTGAAAAATGAAAGGAGTGAGAAAATGCCACGCAAACGAAAACCACTTGCAACACAAAAAGGGAATCTGACAGTTGCACAACAGGAAGACAAAAAACTGGAAGAACGACTTGTGCTCACAGGCAAGGAAACCCTAGCAAAACCGCCAACTTGGCTCATTGATGCCAGGGCTAAAAATGAATTTAAAAGACTTGTAAAAGAGTTCGAAAAAATGGAAATTGATGTGATCGGTAACCTGGATGTGAACAACCTGGGGTGCTATTGTAATGCGTTTTCTTACTATATTTCAGTTACAAAACAGCTCAAAAAAGAGAATAAAGTGATTAAAAAACCGACTCAAAATGGCGAAATTTTGGTTAAAAATCCACTGTGTGATCTGCAAAAAATGTATTCAGAGGAGATGAGGAAGTTCGCATCGATGTGTGGACTCACGATAGATTCGAGACTGAAAGCGGCAACGATTGCGAGAGAAGGCATTGATAACGAGATCAATGATGAATTCGGTGACATATGACAGTAAAAAACAGGCTGATCAGGTATGCAACCGACTGCATTAGCGGAAATATAATCTCTTGCAAGAAGCATAAACAGGCATGCAGCAGATTCTTGAGAGATGTGAAAAGGGAAGAAAGTGGGGAAGCCTCTTTTTACTGGGACGACCAGGAAGCACAAAAAATTATCAAATGGTTTAGCTTACTGCGACATTCAAAAGGAGTCCTAGCAGGAAAGCCGATCAAGCTGACAGAATGGCAGCAGTTTCATTTGTGCCAATTGTATGGTTGGAGAAGAAAAGAGGATGGGTATAAGCGGTTTAAGAAAAGTTTTATAGAGGTTGCACGAAAAAACGCAAAGAGTCAGGAAGAAGCAGGCGTTGCATTGTATGAGATTTCTGTGCAGGCAACAAAAAATAAAGAAGTTTATGAATACTATACAGCAGGTGTGAAACGAGATCAGTCTAAGATCGTATTTGAAGAAGCAAAACTGATGCTGAACGGATCGCCATTGAGAAAGAAGTTTAAACTTACAAATAATGCGATCACACATGTAAAAACAGGAAGCTATATAAAAGCATTGTCAAAAGAAGATGGAAAAACTGGAGACGGAACGAACCCAGCCGGGCTGATTGTAGACGAGTACCACCAGCACAAAACAACAGAGTTTCTTGACCTTGGACTTGGATCGAATACAAAAGAATCTTTGTTGATGATCATCACAACAGCTGGAATGGATCTGACGTATCCTTGCTATACACAGGAATACGATTACTGCAGCAAGGTGTTAGATTCTAATATTGATGTTGAAAATGATACATATCTGATTGACATCATGGAAATTGACCAGGGAGATGATATTGGAGATGAAGAAAACTGGAAGAAAGCGAATCCAATCAGAATGTCATATCCGGCCGGGCGAGAAAAAATCCGTGGAGATTACGAGATCGCAAAGGTAATTCCAGAAAAAATGATAGCCTTTTTAACAAAAATGCTGAACATGTGGGTACAGCAGAAGGAAAATGGCTACATGAATATGGAAAAATGGAAGAAATGTGAAGTGAAAAAACTTCCGATCGACATCAAAGGGAAGCCAGTTTATGTTGGCTTCGATATGTCTTCCAAAATTGATTTAACGTCAGTAGCGTTTGTGATTCCGTATAGAAATGGGAAACTGGACCAGACAGGAAGAGAAATCACAGAATACATTGTATTATCTCATTCGTTTATTCCAAACCAAGAAAAACTAATGGAAAGAGTATTCAGGGATAAAGTTCCATATGATGCATGGGAGAGACAAGGATTCATAACAATAACAAATAGCGAAATCGTGGACCAAAACGTAGTAATGGATTACGTTCTTAATTTTTGCAAAGAAAATGAACTGGATATCCAGACATTATGCTTTGATCCGGCAAATGCAAGTAAGATCATGATTGATTTATCGAATGAAGGCTATATTGTTGAAGAAGTTTATCAGAGCCACAAATCCTTGAATGAAGCAACAGAGGGATTCAGGGAAGAAGTGTACATGGGAACTGTATGCTATTTGTATAATCCGGTTTTGAATTACTCAATGAGTAATGCGGTGATTAAAAAAAATAATGGACTGATCAAGATCGATAAGGATGCAACATCCAAGAAGATTGATCCAGTAGATGCGACGCTGTGTGGCTATAAATTAGCAAGGTATCACGAATTTAACAATATCAGACAAGAAGCGTTAGATGAATTTTTAGCAAATGAATGGTAGGAAGAAAAATGGGAATAGCAGCAAACATTATAAATAAAATAACAAATTGGTTTAGGGGATCTCCAACAAAGGGAATGTCAGAAGAGGACTTTGCAGAATGGCTTGGAATTGGATACAGAAATAAGAGTGAATTGCGAGAGGTAACTTACTACACTTGCATGAAAATCTTATCGGAAACAATGGGGAAACTGCCAATTAAGGTTTATGAATGGCAAGGGAGCAAAGGAAAGGTTAGAGCAGATCCGGACGATACATCCAAACTACTAAATGAAAGACCGAATCCACATATGACACCATCTATATTCTTTGCAACAGTTGAGAACAATAGAAATCATTATGGGAATGGATATGTATGGATTCAACGAAGAATTTCCAGGAATGGAAGCGAAAACGTAGGCCTTTGGATTATGCAGTCAAATTGCGTGACACCGATCTATGATAACAAGGGAATATTTGCTGGAGAAGGCAAGATCTATTATCAATATACAGATCCGCTGGATGGAGAAATGTATGTATTTCCAGAAATGGATGTGCTGCACTTTAAAACGTCAATGACGTTAGATGGATTAACAGGAATCCCGGTACGAGATATGCTTGGAGATGTGGTAGAAGGGGCATCACAGAGCCAACAGTACATGTCGAATCTGTACAAAGGCGGAATGACTGCATCGATGGCACTACAGTATTCTGGAGAAATTGATGAATCAAGGATCAAATTATTGCAAAAGAAGTATGATAAGTATCTTTCAGGCCCGAAGAATGCCGGAAAGATTGTGCCAGTACCAGCAGGTATGCAGCTACAGCCATTAAATTACAAGCTGACAGATGCACAGTTCTTTGAACTGAAGAAATATACAGCGTTGCAAATTGCAGGAGCGTTCGGAGTCAAGCCGAATCAGATCAATGATTATGAAAAGTCGTCCTATGCAAACAGCGAAATGCAGCAGCTGTCATTCTTAGTTGATACTATGTTATTCCCTCTGAAACAGTACGAAGAGGAATTAACGTACAAATTGTACATAGGAACAGATAAAAGCTGTAAATTCAACGAAAAAGCGATCCTGAGGACAGACTCCAAGACACAGATGGAAATACTTGCTCAGGGAGTTCAAAACGGAATGCGTAAGGTAAATGAAGCACGAGAACTGTTAGATCTTCCAAGAGATCCGGATGGAGACGTGCTTCTTATGAATGGAAACTTTATTCCGGTCAAAATGGCAGGAGAACAATATAAGAAAGGAGAAACGAGTGCTTGAAAGAACTAAAATTTTATAACAAAGATCGTGACGGAAACACAAAAGTTTGTGGATCTATGACGATTAAGAACCAGACAGATTCCTCAGCGGATCTGTTTTTTTATGGGGATATTGTAAGCGAAACATGGCAGAGCGAATGGTATGAAGACGATATGGCACCGGGAGATGTAAAAAAATTCCTTGATCAGTTGGACGGAACTGAAAACATTAACATCCATATCAATTCTGGCGGTGGTTCCGTGTTTGGCGGTATTGCAATCTACAACATGCTACGCCGCAACAATGCACACAAGACAGTGTATGTTGATGGATTAGCAGCAAGCATCGCATCCGTCATTATGATGGCAGGAGATGAGATCGTAATGCCTAAAAATGCAACAGTTATGATCCATAAGCCATCGGCAAGCTATTTTTTTACAACAAAAAATGCGGATGATCTGCGAAAGGATGCAGAATCTCTGGATACTTGCCAGGAAGCGATAATGCAGACATACATGACAAAAGCCAAGGTAGACAAAGAAGAAATTGAACAAAAAGTAAATGATGAAACATGGTTAACCGGAGAAGAGGCAGCAGAGTTATTTGACATAAAAGTCGAAGAAGCAAACGATGCAGTCGCATGTGCCGGAAGCTCCATGTTTTTTTGTTACAAAAATGTCCCAACAAGCCTGACTGCGCAGGGTAAAAATGCCAAGAAAAAGGATGAGCAGAGGCCTTTAAGCAGACAGGATATAAAAGAAATTTTCAACGAATCTTTTAGCGAGTACCAGGCAAGGGAAAAAGAGAAAAAAGAACTATTAGAAAGCTTAAACAAGTATGGAGAAAGGAAACAGAATGGATAAGAGAGAAATTGCAGCAAAAATTACACAGAAGAAAGAAGAGATCAAGAATCTGATCTCCCAGGATAAGTTAGAAGATGCAAAGAATGCAAGAAAAGAAATGCAGGAGCTTCAGGAGAAGTATGATCTTCTTGATGAAATGGAAAAAGAAGAAGGAGATAGTGTAAAGAACCAGGCAGCAGCAGGAAAAGTAAACGAAATCAAAGGAAAGAAAAACGTAGTATCTGCACTTGTAAATGCATTAAGAGCTGGGTTTAAAAAGAAACCAGTTGCAAAGGAAGATATGGAAGTGCTGGATGCTATGAAAGAGGGATCTGACGAAGATGGAGGCTTAACAGTACCAGCGGATATCTCTACAACGATTAGAACACTAAGACGTTCCGAAGATGCCTTAGAAACGATCGTAAGGACAGAACGCACAACAAAGGTAAAAGGCAGCAGAGTGTACGAAGTGAATGCAGATTCAGTTCCATTCGATACAGTAGACGAAGAAAGCCAGTTTCCTGATGTTGCAACTCCAGTTTTAAAGAAAGTTGAGTATGTGATAAAAAAATTCGGTGGAATCTTAAAAGCTACATATGAACTGCTGGAGGATTCCGACGAAAATATTATTTCTTACCTGGAAAACTGGATTGCAAGAAAAGTAAAAGCAACAAGAAATGCACTAATCATTAAAAAATTGGATGAAATGACGGATGGTTTTGAAATTGAAGCAACATCTGTCGATGATCTGAAAAACATCTTTAACGTCGAATTAGATCCGGCATTAGTCGCAGGATCGAAAGTGTTAACAAACCAGAGTGGTTTTAACTGGTTAGACAAATTAAAAGACAAAGAAGGAAATTACATCTTACAGAAAGATGTAACAAATCCGTCCAAAAGATTATTATTCGGCACATATCCGGTTGCAGTTATGTCTAATAAGACGATCAAAAATGGAGCTACTGGAAAGGTGCCGATTTATTGCGGAAACTTTGAAGAAGCGATCACACTGTTTGACAGAGAAAAGCTTACAATCGGAATTTCTACAGAAGCAGGAGATTTATGGAGTAAAGACCAGACTGGAATTAAAGTACGTGAACGATTAGACTGCCAGATCGTCGATGATATGGCGGTATATAAAGCAGAAATTCCGGCAGATCAGATCTCAGAACCAACAAAAAAATACAGAAGATCAGAACTGGAAGCAATGACTGTAGACGAAATTAAACAGCTTGCAACAACTAAGAGCTACACAATTACAAAGACAAAGAAAGATGAGATCATTGAAGAGTTTATCACAGCTCAGAAAGGATGATAAATGGATGCTGATGTACGTTCACAGCTTCTTGAAGAAGCGAGCGAATATCTAAAGGTTGAAGAAGACGATGTCGTATTCAATCTTGCATTTGATGCAGCATGTGAAACAGTGGCGGCAGCAGTTGGAAAGTTTGATGAAAACAGTGCAAGAATGAAACTTGCACTGTTTTTGATCATGCAGCAATTGTATGATAACCGATCTATCCTGGAAACAAAGAATAACGAGAAAATTTCGTACATTGCAAGAACGATCTTATTGCAGTTACAATTGGAAAATTATTCGGAGGATGAAGATGATTAACATCGGAGACATGAATAAAAAAATAGAGATCTATGGTTTTGGATGGGATAAGGATGAACTTGGACAAAAAATCAGAAAAGAAAAGTTAATTGCCAGAGTATGGGCAAAAGTTCGCCTGATCCGATCTTCCGAATCAATCAAGCTTCTGAAAAACGAAGCAACGGAAGAAATGCAATTTACGATCAGATATCGAAAAGGAATTGATAAAAACATGAAAATTCGATACAAGGATCAAATGTATGGAATTGATTCGGTAGAAAATGAAAACGAAGCGGATAGATTTCTGATACTGCATGCGGAGGCTGTAGAAGATGAAAATAAGAGCGAAAACAACATTTGTAGGTACATTTAACATGAAAAAAGATGAGATCAAAGAATGTGACGATCGAAGAGTCGTAAATGATCTGAAAAAACTTGGATTAGTAGAAGATGTACCAGAAGAAAAAGAATCGGTGTCCGATTCGGACACAATGGAGCAAAAAAACGATGTCAGATGAAATTGATTTTGAATTCGACACTGCTACGTTCGATGAATTACGAGAGAGTCTGGAGAAAGTAGCAAAGAGGTATCCGGATTATGCAGAAAAAGAACTAAAAAAAGAAGGAAGAGAATTCAGCAAGGCTGTAAGAAAAGAAGCTTTATCCGCTACAGATAAACACACAGGAAATCTTACAAAAGGATTCCGACTAGGACCAGTAAAGCATATCAATGGTGTAATCCTGGAAGAATTTATGGCAGAGGGAAGAAAAAATCCGCACTGGCATCTGGTTGAAAATGGTCATGAGATCATAACGCCATTTAAAAAGAATGGGAAAAAACTCAAAAATGGTGGTAAATGTGTTGGCTTTGTCCCAGGAAAAAGAATTGTATCAGCAGTTCTGAAAAACTGGGGCGGAAAGCACGAAGAACGACTAAGAAGAGTCTTACAAAGAGTAAAGGATGATGCAGGACTATGATCACGATTGATGATATGAAAAAAGCGGTCGTAGCCGCATTAAATGAGAACTTTGGTTATCCGTGCTATGAATTTGGAGTCGTAGAACAGATGGAATATCCGTGTTTCTTTGTACGTATCACAGAAAATGGAGAGCTGTACACGAAAAACAGGTATCAACAGCGTTACGCTGTAGAAATTGTTCTCATGCATGAAAGAGGCGAGCATGGACAAGAAATCAAAGTATTGAAAGATATTGAAAAAATAAAGCAAATCTTTTTATTTGCGATGCAGACGGAAAAGAAAAAGGTTCCGATAATGAATTTTGAAATGGAATACACCGGAGAACGTGGAAATGTTCCACGGATCACGTTTGATTCAGAATTCCTAGACAACTTATACAAACCATCGGATGCACCGCTAATGAAAGAATTAGAAATGAAGGAGGACTTAAACGATGGGAATGCCAAGCATTAACATTATATTCAGAGAACTTGCAAAGACATTTGAACAGAGAAATGACAACGGAATTGTTGCCTTAGTCCTTGCAAATAATTCTGGAATGAATCCGAAAGAATATAGACCGGGAGATGATCTGGATGCTTCGATTGCAAAAGATGCAAAAATACAAATCCAGTTTGCAATGGAAGGTGGAAGAGAAAAGCCGCAGAAAGTAATCTGCTTTTTTGGACAGTCTGAATATGCAGATCTTGATACGATCCTGGATGAACTAGACAATGTAAAATTCGATTATCTTACATTCGGATCAGCATTACAGGAAGATCAGAAAGCAAAAGTAACGAAATGGATCAAAGAAAAAAGAGAATCAGGAAAGAAAGTAAAGGCAGTTCTTGCAAATACAACAGCGAACGATGAAGGAATTATCAACTACACGACTGAAAGTGTGACGATTAGTGGAGAAGAATATGATGCTGACAAGTTTTGCTCAAGGATTGCAGGAATCCTTGCAGGAACACCGCTTACAATGAGCTGCACGTACACAGTTCTGGAAGATGCAGAAAGCTGTACAAAATTATCCAAAAAAGAAATGGATGAAAAGATTGATGCAGGGGAGTTTATTGTGTTTAGGGATGGTGATTACATCCGTGTTGCAAGGGGCATCAATTCATTAACAACTGTATCAGATACAAAAACAGATGATTTTAAAAAAATAAAGATGATTGATGTGATGGATCACGTTTCGACCGATCTTACAGATACGATCAAAAACAACTGGTTAGGGCAGTATCCGAATAATTATGACAACAAATGCTTACTATTAGCGAATTGCCAAGAATATTTGGATGGACTTGTATCAAGAACAATTTTATCAAGTGCGTCAATCGAAATTGACATCGAAGGAAACAAGAAATACCTAGAGAGCAAAAACGAAGACACTGTGAACATGACAGAAGATCAGATCAAAAAAGCGCTTACTGGGGAAAATGTTTTCTTAAGTTCACAGATGGGAATTCTTGACGCAATGGAAAACTTTAATATAGACATTGTAGTTTAGGAGGTACAAATGAAGACATTTGAAGATAATGACGTAATCAACGGCTCATGGGGAGAAGTATGGGTCGATAATGATTATATGGCACAAGCAACAGCACTGGAAGCAACAATCAAATTTACAAAAACAGACGTACCGCAGACAGGAAGATTGAATTCAGGAAAAAAAGTAACAGGTATCGAAGGAAGCGGAACGCTGAAATTAAATCACGCTTCATCTTATTTCAAAAAAAGAATTCTGACAGATATCAAAAATGGAAAAAACACACCATGCACGATTATTTCGAACTTAGATGATCCGACAGTGAATGGAAATGAGCGAGTTAAATTGACGAATTGTACGTTCGACGAAGTGAAACTTGTTGACTGGGAAGCAAACAAGTTAGGAGAAGAAAGTATTCCATTTACATTTACAACAGCCGAAATGCTGGATACAATCGACGATTAGAAGGAGAAAAAGAATGAATTTAATTGATAAATTATTAAGCGTAGACAAAGAAGAACTGACAAAAGAATGTACAAAAACATATCACAGTAAGAACATGGAACGACTGACTGGAGATGGAGAGATTACGCTGCGAAAAGTCAAAGAAAGAAAGCTGAGAGAACGTGCATTAAATACATTGGACAAGAAAGGAAACTTACTCCTGGTAAATGCACATGATTCAGATCTCCTTGTATTGATGGACGGAGTAAAAGAACCAAACCTAAAAGATGAAAGACTTTTAGAACATTTTGGAGCAGCAACACCAAAAGACTTAGCTGAATTATTGTTTGATGGAGAGATACAGGAGATCTCAGATGCAATCAATAATTTTTACAAGGACCAGGAAGACGAAGCAACAGAGAATGATGTAAAAAACTAATTTACGAAGACGGAGAGATCAATACCATGTACTGGTTATTCCGTCTTCATAATATTTTACCAAGAGATTTTACAGAAATGAGCAGTCATGAGCAAATGATCATGGCTGCTTTTGTGCATCAGGAGATTGAAGATATAAGGAAGGAGAATGAACAACTAAATGGCAAATAGATTTGTAGATGCAACGTTGCGTTTAGTGGATAAGTTCTCCTCTCCGCTTTCCAAAGCAACCGCAGAAATGCAAGCGAAGGGAAGACAGATCCAGAAAACGGCAAATAGCATCAAGCGAACTGGAAAAAACTTAGAATCCGTAGGGACATCGTTGGAAAAAAAGGTAACGGTGCCGATTATCGGAATCATGGCCGCTTCTGGAAAAATGGCGGACACATTTGAAAAGGATATGGGGCAGGTAAACACACTGCTCGATAATCATAATCACTTGAAAAGCTATAAAAACATGGCAATCAAGACATCAAATGAAACAGGCATAGCACTGCATACGATATCCGAAGGAGTTTACCAGATGATTTCCAGTATTGGAGACTCTGGAACAAAAACACAAAAGATTTTCAATGTTGCGGCAAAAGCTGCAAAGGGTGGCGGATCATCTGTACAGGAATCCGTGGCACTGATCAGCTCTGCTATGAAGGGGTATGACAGTGTAAATGTAAAAACAGCACAAAGCATCTCAGACATGGCTTTTCAGACTCAGAAATTAGGGGTCACAACCTATAAAGAATTAGCGGCATCGATGCAACCGCTATTCCCGTTGGGAAAATCATTAAATGTGTCATACCAAGAACTCTTTGGATCCATGGCAACCTTGACAGGTGTTACTGGCAATACTGCGGAAGTTACAACACAGATGAAAGGATTGTTCACAGGTTTGTTAAAACCAACAGAATCCATGAGCAAACTGATGCAGAAATACGGCTATGAAAATGGTCAGGCTATGATAAAAGCAGAAGGAATGCAGGGAGTGCTGAAAATCTTGCAGAAAGAAACAGGTGGGCAGTCAAATAAGATGGCTCAGCTTTTTAGCAATTCAAGAGCATTAACCGCAGCATTGGCACTGACTGGAAGCCAGTATGAAACGTTCAAAGAGAAGACTGCAAAGATGGGGAAAGCTCAGGGATCAACGGAAAAAGCTTTACAAGATATGCAGACATCTATGAGTAAGCTTCGAAAAACAATCAATGTTGTAAAAAATTCATTAACTGTATTTGGAAGTGCAGTATTACAGGTAGTAGTACCGCCAGCAACAAAGGCAGCGAACAAGCTCAGCGAGTTGACAGATAGATTTTCGAAGTTGTCTCCAGAAACGCAGAAATTTATTGTGAAAGTAGCATTGATTGTAGCGGCAGTTGGTCCGGCGATCGTGATTATCGCGAAACTAACACAAGGAGTTGGTGCGCTGTATTGGAATGTCGGAAGAATGATAAAAACTGTCCAAGGGGCAGAAAGTTTTGCTTCTTTAATTACTCCGGGTGGAAAAATTGTTTTAATTTTGACAGGAATTGCAATTGCTGCAGTTTTGGTATACAAAAATTGGAATAAAATTACGGCAGCAGCAAAAAATATGCAAAAAACGGCAGTCACAGCGCTGAATGCAGCAGGCGTTGATACGAAAAAACTAGGATCAACTGTAAAGAGCATTGCTAAGACAGCTAGTTCAGCATTTGGAACAATAGGAAAAGGAGCAGGAAAGATTATAAGTGGCTTAAGGCCAGTAGCAACATTTCTTTCTGGAGCATTTAAAAAAACGTTTAATATTGTTTTGAGATTTGTAGTAGCAAGATATGCTGGATGGCTGAAATCGACGATTGATGTTGCGCATGGAGTCACAACAGCATTTAAAGGAATTATAGAATTTATTTCAGGCGTATTTACTGGAAACTGGAAAAAGGCATGGAATGGAGTAAAAAATATATTCAAGGGAGCATTTGAAGCACTTGTTGGTATTGCAAAAGCTCCACTTAATACAGTGATTGGACTTGTGAATACAGCAATCAGTGGATTAAACAAGGTTAGTGTAAAAATTCCATCATGGGTGCCTGGAAAATATGGTGGAAAACAATACGGTATCAATATTCCTAAGATTCCAATGCTAGCAAAAGGAACAAATAACTGGAGCGGTGGAATTGTGCAGATCAATGAGAAAGGTGGAGAAATTGTAGATCTTCCAAGAGGAAGCAGAGTTTACCCACACGACGATTCTGTCAGAATGGCACGGAATGAAGGAAAGAAAGTCTACAAGATAGAAAAACTTGCGGACACAATCATCGTAAGAGAAGAAGCTGACATTGATAAAATTGCTGAAAGAATTGCAGACAAACTAGAAGCAGTACCAGCATAAGGAGAACGTTATGGAAATATGGTTAAACAATGGAAATGACAAGATCCGGTTCCCGGTATTGCCATCAAGTTTCAAAATCGGAACGTCACAAAACAACACGTCAGAAAATGTGCATAGAAAAGGAGAAATAAATCTGTTAGGCGAAAGGAACTTAGAAACAGTAGAGCTAAGTTCCTTTTTTCCAGCTCAGGAATATGATTTTTGTCAGTACAAAGGATTTAATACAAATCCATATACGTACATCAATAAGATAAAGGACTGGAAACAGAATAAGATCACTCCGACACTTGTGATAACTGGAAGAGCTGATTTTAACAAGTATGTATCTATAGAATCTTTGGAGTATGGAGAAGAAGATGGATCAGGAGATGCAGCATTTACAATCAGTTTAAAAGAGTACATCACAATATCTTATTCAGGAAAAAAGAAAAAAACATCGGGAGGGAAAAAAGTAAAAAAGAAATCTGGAAAGAAAAGAAACTCAAAGAGTAAAAAGACTATAAAATATACCGTTCGATCTGGAGATACATTAAAAAAGATTGCCAAGAGCAAAACAGGAAAATCTGCCAACGCTTCGAAGATCTATGCAAAGAATAAAAGCGTGATCGAAAAAGCGGCAAAAAAACATGGTAGAAGAAGCAGTAGTAAAGGAAGATATATTTATCAGGGAACGAAGTTGGTGATAACGGTATGAAAATTACATGGAAAGGAAATGACATATCTGATCTGGTTAATACAGTAACGTGGTCAGGAAGTGCTTATTCATCTGCACGATCCTTAGAATTTGCTCTTCCAAATCCAGCAGGAGATCCGAATGTAAAAACGCCAAACATAAAAACAGGCGATCTTATTTGTTTTTATGATGGTTCCAAGAAAAAGTTTCATGGAAAAGTTACAAAAAGAGAACGAAAAGGCGAAGCAGGTACAATAAGCTATACAGCGTACGATTATTTATTGTATCTGACCAGGAGCAAAGGAACGTACAAATTCAAGAAAAAAACGCCTGAACAGATCACAAGACTGATTTGCAAAGATCTGAAAATTAAAGTAAAAAACATTGCAAAAACAAAAGTAAAAATTAAGAAAATGCTTTTTACAGATAAAGAATATTACAACATGATTCTTGCAGCGTATACAAAAGCCCGAAAAAAAACAGGAACAAACTACCAGATCTTAATGGAAGGTGATCAATTATCAGTGATCAAAAAAGGAAAAATGTTAGATGTTACGCTAAATCAAAGCGAAGGCATAACAGAATCAAGTTATGAAGAAACAACTGATAACATGATCAACAAGGTTGCAATTTACAACTCCAAGAACAAAAAAATCGGTACAGTATCTAATAAAAACTGGATCAGCACATATGGAACATTTCAGGATTCTTTATCTGTTGAAAAAGGAAATGGAAAAAAAGAAGCAAAGAATACCTTAACAGGATTAGAAAAAACAGCATCTCTAACAGCAATTGGAGATATAAGGTGTATCTCTGGTTATGGAATCAAAATTCACGATGTAGATTCTGGACTTGACGGAAATTTTTGGATTGAAAATGATTCACACACTTTTGAAAATGGAATCCATACAATGACGCTAGAACTGGCGTTTAAAAATATCATGGAAACAGAAAGTGATGATGCCGAATCAAGTTCAAGTTCTGGAACTGTAAGTACAGGCATATTAAACGGAAGAAAAGTGAAAGCCTTATTTACAGCATATTATCCGGCATCAAATAAAATGGAGGGTGGATATTATGATTGTAAAGGAAAGAAGCTTGATCCAAGTAAATATACATGTGCTGCACCTGGTTCTGTGAAATATGGAACGCAAATACAAGTGCTTGGAACAAAAACGAGCAGAGATAAAAAAGTTCATAAGGTTAATGATCGTGGTGGCGCAATAAAAATTGTAAATGGCGTGTATCACTTTGACTTGCTCATGAAAACAAAAGCTCAGTGCAACAGATTTGGAAAACGAACAGGATATGCGATCATAGGAAATGGAACAGGATTCAAACAAAAGAAAGTTGATACCAAGCAAGCAGATAAAGTAATATCAAAAGCCAAAAAATACATAGGAAAAGTAAACTATGTATTTGGAGCATCGTCACCTGATTTGGGAAAAAGTGATTGTTCAGGTTTTACGTCATTTGTATTTCGAAAGGCGACAGGGAAGCAGATAGGAAGAAGTGCAAACGTTCAGGCGACAAGAGGAAGTAAGGTACAGAAAAAAGATCTGAGAAAAGGAGATCTTGTAATCTTCCAGGGAACATACAAAGCAGGACCATCGCATGTTGGCATTTACATCGGATCTAATAAATTTATTCATTGTTCTAATGCTGGAGTAAGAATAAGTAGCTTACAAAATGGTTACTATGCAAAACATTGGATGCAGGGAAGGAGAATCTTGTAATGAACGCATATGAAAGAATGTTAGAAGTTATGAGAAAACAAGGAAAAAAAGATAATCCGGCATCAATTGAAATTGCTTATGTCTCAGATGGACAAGTAATCCATCATGGACAGAAATTGGACAAAGATGATTATTTAATTACAGAAGGATTATCTCTGAAAAATGGAGATAAAGTTCTGATCGTACAGATAAACGATGAAGAATATGTAGTTATATGCAAGGTGGTGAGTGCGTAATGTTTCCGTTTGAGAAAGATACAGAAGAATTAGAAGAGGAAGAAGAAATTGAATATTATCCGAAAGAATATGATATTGATTTCTCTTCTGGAAAACTAAATGGGAAAATAGCAGAAGGAGCAAGAGCGTTAGCTGTATGGGCGTATTTTACAATTAAAATTGAAAGATATCGTTTTGTGCAGTATTCGTGGGAATACGGATCAGAAATCAATGATTTGATAGGATATACGCATTCTGATGAATATGTAAAAAGCGAGATAAATCGACTCATAACAGAATGCTTGGAACCGAATGCCTATATCACAGGCATAACAGATCTTGAAGTAGACAGAAGCAAAGAAACAATGAATATAAAATTCAGATTGCTAACAGAGTATGGAGATGAGGAGATGAATATAGATGTATGAAGATATGACAATGGATGTGATCATGGAAGAAATGATGGAAGAAATGCCAGATGGATTGGATACATCTGAGGGATCACTAATTTATCACTCATGTGCAAAACACGGAGCAAGACTGGAAGAAGTATATACAGAATTGTCGGCACTTGTTGATAATCAGTACAGCGACACTGCTGATCTGGATCATTTGGTAAGATTCGGACAAGAAAAAGGTGTGTACATAGAAGAAGCAACACCAGCACAATTTGAAGGTGTATTTAATGCAACTGTACCGATTGGAACGGAATTCAGCGGAGATGATTACAACTACATTGTAACAGATGTGATCAATGAAGAAGAACATAAGTATAGACTGGAATGTGAAGATGCAGGAACAGAACCAAATGGATGGACCGGAGATCTTATGTGCCTGGACGACATCGACGAGTTAGAAGATGCACAGTTGACGAAATTATTGGTTCCAGGAACAGACGAAGAAGATGAAGAATCTTACAGGATGCGAATAGAAGATTCTTTTGGAATTAAACCGTTTGCAGGAAACAAAGCATACTACAAAGAAGAAGTAGAAGCGATCGATGGAGTTGGTGGAGAAAAGACATACAGGAGAAAAGGCAGCAGTATATCAACTGTTATCATATCAGATGAATACAGAAAAGCATCGAAGGAGCTGATAGATTCAGTACAGACGCAAGTAGATCCGGTACAAAATCATGGAGAAGGAATTGGAATTGCTCCGATAGGTCATGCTGTGATCATATCAACCGTAAATGAGTATACAGTAAATGTATCAGCAGTAGCGACTTACGATATTGGATACTCAGCAGAAGGTTTGAAAACGCAGATTGAAGATGCGATCGAAGAATATATGTTATCACTGCGAAAAACATGGGTTGATACAACTTCGATTATTGTGAGAAGGGCAGCAATAGAAAACGCGATATACAATATTGACGGAATTACAGACGTAACAAACGTACTCATAAATGGCGGTACTGAAAACATTACGTTGCAAGAAAATGTAATACCAATAAAGGGGGCGGTGTCATGCAGTTAGAAATCCCGGCAGCAATAGAAAACATAGATGAAATCATGGCAATTTATGCAGCAGAAGAAAAGGTTGGGCAACGCCTGGAAAAAGAAATAAGGGATAGAGATCTTGATACTTGTATTCGCACAGCAACCGAATACGGAATATCGAGACGAGAAAAAATCCTAAAAATACAGCCGCAGGATACAGATAGCCTGGAAGATCGAAGATTTAGAGTGCTAATAAAATGGTACGACGATTATCCATATACATACAACGATCTCTTAAATCGCTTAAATAATCTACTGGGCAATGGAAATTATACACTGGTAGTATTGCCAGAAGAAATGGAACTGAAATGTTTAGTGGAACTAACAAGGAAGCAAATGTATGCTGATTTTGAAAAATTAATGGATGAAATTGTTCCGATGAACATGACAATGGACATAGGGTTACGATACAACCAGCACGAAACATTACATGCATTTACACATGATTATTTGAAAAAATACACACATGAACAGGTTAGAAATATTGTTCTGAAAGGAGAATGAAGATGGCAACGAAGACAACGAATTATGGATTGGAAAAACCGGACGGAACAGATTTTTATGATGTCGATGTACAAAACAGCAACATGGATATTATCGATAAACAAATGAAAGCAAATGCTAATGCTATTACGCAGCTAAATTCTGATATGTCAAACTTGAAATTCGACATTATACGACTATCTGGTACAACAGATGAATATGGGCAGCTTTGGGTCGGTGCTCCCAATATCGAATTAGATAAAGTTACTTATATTGACTGCTTAACTAGCACTTTTTCAAGATCAATTGCACCTTATGGAATTATAAATCTTGAAAGTATTGAAAATGATGGTTTGAAGTTCAGACTAATTGCAACTAATAATTCTACATTCAACAACTATTCAATTGATAAGAATGTTTTTGTAGTATACAAATATTAATAGCAACTAATCAAATTGTATAATATGACGCGGAATCATTAAGTTTGCAACAACAACACCATCATTAATGCTGTCTTTACATCTTATTTTAATAGTATTATCTTCGAATGTTACATACCCAGTGTTTCCTATAGGTGTCCAGTTATAATTCAACACCTCACACGGTGCAAAAATTGCCCTAACAAAACGACCATTATCCGGAATGTTACATAGTATCTGATCAGTGTTTCCACCTGTCAAATTTCCTGATTTATAGATCATTATCATTGCAACATTCTTGTTAAGTGTTATTTCGATTCCACCAGCCGAATGTGAATCAAATTCTAATTCAGAATTTAGCTGCGGAAGTCTACGAATCCTCCGCAGCGGAAAAGAGTATAATGCACACATAACACACAAAGGAGAAAGTATTATGCGTGACAGAATTATAAGCAATGTTTTGATTAAAATGGGCAGCAGAATTAAGAAAAAAGAATTGCAATTTCTTGAGAACGTGTTGGTAGAAGAGTTCCAGGATGTTCAGGTTAAGAAAGAATGTACGGATGTTGCAAAGTATAATGATAGTTTGGGAAAACTTAAGGATATGTTCTTGGCAACGTTGATTGTTGAAAACAAGTCAAATCGGACGATTGAACAATATAATCTGCATATAACACAGTTTGTAAATTACTTTACTGGCAAAGATGCAAAAGATATTGATGCAACAGGTATTCGTAGCTTTTTATATGCATATAAGAAAAATAGAGGGATATCGAATTTATCTCTTAATAATAAGCGATCAGCGATATCTTCTTTTTTCTCATGGTTAGTCGATGAAGAATATATTGACAAAGATCCAACCAGAAAAATAAAGAAAATCAAAGTAACAAAGAAAAAGAAGAAAGCATTTACAGCGGATGAGATGGAGCGTATGCGTATAGCTTGTACAGATATAAGAGACAGGGCTCTTATAGAAATGCTTGCATGCACAGGTTGTCGTGTGTCGGAGCTAAGTAATATAAGCTTGAATGACGTAGATTTTCTGAGAAAGAAAGTACGAATTGTAGGAAAGGGAGATAAGGAGAGAACGGTATTTATTTCAGATACTGCTATGATTTATCTCAACAGATACTTAGAAACAAGGCAAGATAATAATATTGCACTTTTTGTATCCAAAAGGTTTCCTTATGATCGATTACGAAAAGATGGAATTGAGCGAGTAGTAAGAGACCTTGGAAGGATGTGCAACGTGTATGCCCATCCGCACAAATTTAGACGGACATTATGCACAAATCTCATAATGAGAGGAATGCCATTGCAGAATGTTGCGATATTAATGGGACATGCTGACATAAATATGACTGCAAATGTTTATTATGATGCTTCAGATCGGGCGATTGAGTATGAATATATTCGTTATGCAGCTTAAAGAATAATAATCAATCTAATATATAAACTATTAAATCTGCTTAAAAGGGAAGGAGATTTTATTTTTATGCAAAAAATTAAATTTAGAAGCAGATCTCCATGTATTTGTTTAAAAAATATGAAAAATTAAATATCAATAGCACAACTAAATTCTGATATGCAATCATTGATCTATGCAAAATACGCGTATCCAATACTTGATATCGCAAACGGATCGCAGATTACACAAACATATTCGTATAAAGATCTTGGCATTAATGAGTCATGCGGAATATTTTTTGCTTCATTACAGCAAACATATAATGATTCAAAGATTTTTCAAGGATTAGATTATTCAATCAAATGGGATTCTTCAAAGGTTGTATTTAAAATTATAAATACAAGTGGATCAACGTTTTACAGTATCCATTTCACCTTGACAGTTTTAGCAGCAAGTATTTGATTATCGACCATAAATAACCATTCTAATATTATTACTATTAGGATTACATATATACCAAGTAGGATTCATTTTAATTTTTCTATTTCCGTTATTATAATTTAGTAAAATACAAGCATTATAACTATTGTTGTACCAGTATGATGTGATTTTATTCCACCACGTTTCAAGATCGTTTATATATATTTCTGGAAGCGTAATATCTGTCGCGTCAGTAAAAGCAATTGTTATTTGTATTATTATTTCTTTATAATCGTTTGGAATAATAAATTCTTCGCCGATTTTTCCACTAAAAATCCGCTTGAAATATCTATCAGAATTTAGTTGTGCTATTGAATAAAAACAGATAAAAAGGAGAAAAAGATATGGCTGTAAAAACAGTACAAGCGACTATTAACGGTCAAACGTATACGTTAACACTTAACAGTACAAGTGGAAAGTATGAAGCTACGGTAACAGCTCCGTCTAAGAGCTCGTACAATCAATCCGGACATTATTACGGAGTAACAGTAAAAGCAACCGATGTTGCAGGAAACATAACAACAAAAGATGCAGCAGATGCAACTCTTGGAAAATCTTTACGTTTACAAGTAAAAGAAAAAGTTGCACCTATTATTGCGATAACAGCACCGACAGTTGGAACATACTTAACGAATAATAAACCAACGATTACCTGGAAGGTAACAGATGCAGATTCAGGAGTTAATCCGGCAACAATTGGAATTACGATTGATAGTGAAACAAAAATAACAGGAGATTCAATTGCCAAAACGGCAATCACCGGAGGATATCAGTGTACATATACACCGACAACAGCATTATCTGATGGTAGTCACACAATCAAACTTGATGCAAGTGATTATGATGGAAATGCAGCAGCTACAAGCTCAACGTCATTTAAGGTAGATACAGTTCCACCTGTATTAACGTTGTCCAGCCCAACGGACAAACTTGTTACAAATCAGTCTGCATGCACAGTAAAAGGTACAACCAACGATGCAACATCAAGTCCTGTAACAGTTACAGTTAAGCTTAATTCTGGAGCAGCAGAAGCAGTCACAGTTGGAAGCGATGGAAGTTTCAACAAGGCTCTTACTCTTGCAGAAGGTACAAACACAATTATAGTTGTCGCAAAAGATGGTGCTGGTAAGACAACTACAGTAACACGTACCGTTACGTTAAATACAGTGGCACCTACGATTAAGAGCGTAACGATTACACCAAATCCAGTAGATTGTGGAAAAACATTCGTGATCAGTGTAGAAGTTACAAACTAGGAGATGAGTATGGTCAAAAGAGTATTCGGAAAGGTCGATGGCATAGAAGTGAATTATGATCATAGCAAAGGGGACTGGTGGAATGTACCAGTCCCACTTGATATAGATGGAGAATATGTGATCGAAGTAATAGCAGAGGACGAAGCAGGAAACCAAAGCTTTATAACAAGATTATTATATACTGTAAAAGGTGAAAACATTTGCGTGCATCAGTTGCCACTTTCCGGACACTTGTTTGAAAAAGTTGAAAGGAAAATATGCTTCAATAGGATGTACCCAAAATGTAAGGAGGTACAAAGATGATAACTTTCATATTAGGAGAGGACAGACATGTAAAGTATTTTGTTCATTCAATAGGTCAATATGATTATTTTGTGATAAAGGATGCAAAATTTTCGTTGTTGCATAATGGCAAGCAAGAGGCAGCAGGCGTTTGTACAATCGAAAAAGACGAAGAGAAAAATGGTTATTATGTTGATGCAAAAATACAACCAGTGCAAAAAAGCAGGATGTACACCTTAGAAATAGAATTAAAAATTGCAGATGAAATTATAAAAAACAGGGAGAAGATGGAGGTAATTTAATGATAAAAATTGAAAAAGTTGAATTGTCTCCAAATCCCGTTGTTGTAAATGGAAAAGTAAAGATTTCTGTAACGATTGTTACGCATAATTACTTAAACAAAAATTATACACACAAACAGTTAGCGACTTATACACATAAACAGTTGAAAGACAGAGGAACAACATGATAAGAATTAGAGAAAGACCAGGAATGGTCTTATTTTTATGCAAAAATTAAATTTTCTTTAAGGAAAGGAAAGTGAGGTCATGAAGAAAAATATGGAACAGGCAAATTATGTTAAAGCAATCATAACGGGAATATTGGCATTCTTATCGTCTTTGTTAGGAATATTAGCAATTCCATGCGGACTAATGGTATCAAGCAATCTGGTTGATTATGGAACTGGATTGATCGCAAGCAAATTTAGAAACCAGGATATAAATTCTTATAGATCTATTCGTGGAATATTTAAAAAAATTGCAATGTGGTTGCTTGTCGTAGTTGGTGCGATCGTCGATGAAATGATTAAGTATTCAACTGCACAAATAGGAATTGACATAAAGGTTCAGTTTTTGATTGCAAGCATTGTGGCGATCTGGATTACATGTAATGAGGTGATATCAATTTTGGAGAACATCCAAGATATCGGTGTTCCAATTCCAGGATTTTTAAAACCATTAGTGAAAAATATTAGATCACAGGTAGAGCACCAGACGGATATTCTGGAAAATGATGAGGAGGAAGAATAAATGGCAAAAGCAAGCACAATTCTTAAAAAAGCAAAAAGCTACATTGGAACAAAAGAAAACCCAGCAAACAGCAATAATGTAAAATTTAACACAGATTACTATGGGCACAGTGTAAAAGGGAGTTCTTATCCTTGGTGCTGCGCATTTGTATGGGATATCTTTAGGATGTGTAATGCATCCGATCTGTTCTTCGGGGGCAAAAAAACAGCATATTGTCCGGATGTAGAGAATTATTACAAAAAACATGATCGCTGGCACTCAACTGGACAGGCAGGCGATCTCTGCTTGATGGATTTTGGAAAAGGAAGAGCGAGTCATATTGGAATTGTGGAAAAAGCAAACAAGGATGGAACATATACGACAATTGAAGGAAATACATCTAAGAGTAGCGATGATAACGGCGGTGCAGTAATGAGAAGAACAAGAAGCAAGAGTGTAATCCGCGGATTTGCAAGACCAGCGTATGATCCAGAGAAATATACAACAGTAAAGAAGACGTCCGATAAAGGTGCGATCAAATGGATGCAGAAAAAATTGAACGAATTAACACCAGGAACAAATATCGAAGTAGATGGTATTTGGGGAAAAATGACAACTGCACAGCTTAAGAGATATTGGAAACGATTAGGATGGAGCACAGCAGGATCTTACTGTGGCAAGAAGACATGCAAAGCATTGTACGCAAACAGAAAAAAATAATGAAACCGGGGAGAAATCCCTGGTCTTTTTTTATGCAAAAAAATAATGAAAATTTAGGAAAAACATTGACATATGGTGCACCATATGTTATTATATATACATAAGGAGGTGAGAAGCAGATGAGCAAGAAAAAGAAAAAGAAAAAGAAAAAGCGAAAACTTAAAGAAGCGGTTCTCGTATTCAGCATCATTCAAAGTGTGGTAACTACGATATGCATGATATACGAAGCATTCTTTAAGTAATCGCAAGGTGGTGGGTAAATCCCACTACCCACTGCCTATTTTAAATCATCTGTGAAAAAATGTCTATGGTTAAAGTAATAACAATATCAACCTGGATAACATTTATGTGCTTGTGTTATTTGGCAGTCAAAAATGGATTAGATTTGTTTACAGGTATAGCATTGATTACCAATATTGTAAGTAATGTAATAAATATGATATATCTTTTAAAAGAAAAGGAGTGATAGCGTGCCAGTAGGAAAACCAACACCACAAACAATAGCAACAAAAAAATATGAGAAAAAAGCTGGTTGGATGTCAAAATCTTATAAATTAAAAAGAGAAGTAGTAGAAGAATTTGCGAGAGCTTGTGAAGAAGAAGGCGTCAGCCAGGCAAGCCAGTTAACAAAGATGATGAAAGAGTTTGTTGAAAAGCGAAAATAGTCAGGGATTTCCTGGCTATTTTTCTTAATACGCACTTACAGTAAGGTCATCCATTCGGGACAAGACACCTTCTTTCCATCACAATACTGCGTAAGGATCGGCTGTCTCACATTCGGACGAGACAGATAATCTGCAAAAATTTCATCAACGATCGTATTAATAGAATTATAAGTTGTCTTTCCAGGAATGAATTTATGATCATAAGCTGTAGAAGATGTGATCGTAAAATCATGCCCTTTATTTCTATACCATTCTGTATACACACGATTCAAAGTAAATGACATGATCGCAAGAATATTTGCTTCAAGCGTTGCCCTTGGCCAAGTGGAATAAATCTCACAGGCGGCAACATTTTTGATGTAATCTTTATAGCGAACATAATAATTCTGCGCAGTTTTATCACCGACAGGACCATCATGAACAATAATATATTCAGGAATCACAACCCTGCTTAAAACGATCTCACCACTTTCGTTGACTGGCTTGATCTCAGATTCCGCAATCTTGGGAGGGTAATTACCCCATAAGGTATGCGGACCGATCACGATCGGGTGTTCTTCTGTTGGAGTGTGGGTTTCTTCAGGAATCATGGAAACAGGCTGCAGGCCTTCCACACCAGAAAGAATCTGTGCACCTGAGATCGTGACAGGTTTATATTCATCAGAATGTATTTTTAGATTATATTCAGAATAAGGCTGATTTTCACTCGGAGACATGCTGTATTCCACGGGAGGAGCAGGGAGGTCAACGACAGGTGTCTGCCCATTTTCATCAGTAGATACAGTCTCAAGAACAGAATCAGGATCACCAGTATAAGAAATCTCGATCGTAGCGTTAGGGATTGGGACGGCTCTTTGTCTTGAAGTTACCTGTATTTTTAACTGTCCACGATCGACAAGATTGTTAGTTTGTATTTCTGGCAT